GGACAAGGCTGTCGACACCGCAGACGCCAGGCTGAAGGATGCAGCCTACGAACTCCGCCGAATCGCTGACGCCCTATCCGCCAGCGCAGCACCGGAGGCGAAGTCGTGAAGACGCACTTCGCGCCATTCACCGATCTGGAAGACGTTGAGCAAGCGCCCTGCGGCACTTGGCTAGGGGAATCCTCCGAGCTGTCAGGCGACTGGGCAATGGTCGATTGCCGACTCTGCAAGAAGCGCCGAGGAAGGATCATCGCAGCCGCAGCTGATGAAGAGCGATTCATCGTTGGGCAGATGGGCCACATGGCAGCCTTCATACGCGCTGAGCACTCGACGTAGCACATTTGTACTCCACCCAGCTATAAACCCTCTCCCTCTATTTCGAGCAGGTTGCAAGCTTCTCAGTTGCTGCCAGGCCCTCGGTGGCAATTCGGCGAGCACGCCCCACGCCCCAGGCCAGTGCTCTGGTCATCGACTCGCCTGGGCGGGAGTCGAAAGCTTCTTCGTGAAGCGCAGCACCAGCAGCCGCATAGACGCCGATGAACATCTGCGTCTGGCCCGTTCGCGCCAGCCTCACTTGAACATCGATAAACGTGCCGTCATCGAGAGTTTCGTCGTGCTCCCGGTGGTGCAGCGTGGGATCCGCCCACTGCCAATAAACGTCTCCGCGAATTCGCATGCCGCCTCCTACGACTGAAGTCTTTCGTGTATGGCCAAAAACCACGATAGCGAAGCGGCGCCGCTGCACAACTGGAAAAAGCCGAACTGTGAACTGAATCAGACCACCGGCCCAAAAACTTTTACACCACCAATAACTTGTACAACTTCTGCCGCGATATGGCGGCAAAGGGGGAAGCTATGTCTCAAGCAAAGGACCGCCCAATCCTCTTCAGCGGGCCTATGGTCCGCGCCATCCTAAATGGCCAGAAGACTGTCACGCGGCGCGAAATCAAGCCCAGCATGCGGAGCGCTGATCGCAGCTTCGAGCTTCACCAGCAGGAGGACGAGTCCTGGCGCCCCATGCACACTTTTGACGAGAGCTGCATGGATGCCAAAGGCACCGAGCATCCAATTGCCTGCCCGTATGGCCAGCCAGGTGACCGTCTGTGGGTGCGAGAAGCTTGGGCGCGGATCAATGTGGCGCAGGCGCCTGGCGGAAGCTGGGTGGTCTATCGCGAGTGCGATAACCGGACCGACTACGGCGGTCCGTGGAAACCGAGCATTCACATGCGCCGGCGCGATAGCCGCATCCTGTTGGAGGTCACCGACGTACGCGTGGAGCTCCTGCAGGACATCAGCGAGCAGCAGGCGCTTGCTGAGGGAATCGTCGGAGTTGATTTCAGGCCTGATGACGGCTTTCCAATCTGCCGCGGCTACATGGTTGGTCCTGACGACGGATCCACTCCACTCGAGACCCACGCTTCGAAGGCCTTCGCCGGCCTATGGCGATCCATCAACGGCCAAGAAAGCTGGGACGCCAACCCGTGGGTCTGGGTCGTCGAGTTCAAGCGGGTGACGCCGTGACCCGCCTCGCCCTCTGCCTCCTGCTGCTGGCCACCCTGACCGGCTGCATCGAGCAACCCAGCCACCTGGAAGTGAAGGAAGACAAAGCCCGCGCAGTCACCTGCTGGCAGTCGGATAGCGGCATGACCTGCCTGCCCAACTGGATGCTGGCCCCGCCCGAGCCGGAGAAGTGCCTGATCAATGACCTGGGCAAGTCCGAGGCCTGCAAGAAGCTTTTCGGGGAAAACGCCGGCAACCAGCGCCAGCTCTCCCCGCACGAAACACAACCCGAACCTACACCCGCACTGGCGCCTGGTCGCTGGATTGATGAGAGGTATCAGCTGTGAACGAGAAGATGCGTGAGCAGTTCGAGGCGTGGCATCTCGACCGTTACTGCGGCGGTGTTGAGCGCCTGAGGAAGTGCGTGAATGCCGAAGATGTTTACTACTACGCCGACACCCAAACGAGATGGGTGTCCTGGCAGGCCTCCCGCGAGGTCGTGGTCATCCAAATGCCTGACATGAAGAGCGAGCAGTACTGGGAGCAGTTCGAGGATGTGGAAGGTGAGTCTTTCATCTTCCCGAAGTACCTCGGCCACCTCGATGCTGCGATCAAAGCTCAGGGCCTGAAGGTACTGCCATGACCGACCTGATCGAAGTGAGGGCAGCCAACCTGATCGGCGCGCCGCTGGACTGGGCGGTGGCCATGGCCGAAGGCTTCGGCACAGACCCTGAGTGCAGGACCACAATCTGGCGCAGCCGGACTGATCCTACCAGCGTCAGCATCCGCGGCGCGGCCGATGGCTTCGGCTATCGCCCTTCCACCAACTGGGAGCACGGCGGCCCGCTATTCGAGAAGCACCAAGCAGGCTTAAGCCATGACCGGTACTTGTCAGGCGGCCCTTGCGGCTGCAGCGCAGGGCCGCTCAACTCGACATGGCTTTCAGGCCCCACTCCCCTTATCGCCTTCTGCCGCGCACTTGTCCACGCCAAGCTCGGCCCGATCGTCCAAGTGCCGAAGGAGCTGATGCCGTGACCAAATACCAGTTCAACCTGATACTGGCTTTGCTCTTCATGATCGCTGCCAACGGCACCGAAACACCAGGCGCTGCAGCTATCGGGTACACGATCGGCATTGCATGCGGCCTTTCCGCTCTGGTCTATGCCTTCTTGGAGCGCAAATCATGATCCTGCCCCTGATGTACATGGCCTACCTGATCTACAGGGGGCCGCGATGAGCGCAGAAGTCTTCAAATTTCCGCTGAAGCGCCGGGCCCACAACAACCAGGTGATGGCCAACCAAGCAGAACGCAAGAGGCTTGCCGACTGGTTCCGCGAAATCGTCCAGCACATCGAGGGCAACGAGGTGGAGCGCGAGCCGCTGGCAGCCATGATCGTACTCAGCAGTGCAGCCGGTGACGAAGTCCTGCATGCCGGCTACTCAACCGACGCCACCTCACTCGTCCAGGCCGGGAACGCAGCCCGCCAATGGGCTCACCTGACCTTCCAGCGCCAAGCCGGAAACTTCTTCGACCGCCAACGCTAACTCCTCCCCCTACAACTCAAGCCCGCCGACATGCGCGGGCGAGGATTCCCTATGTCTGCAACTCAACGCTTCCACCAGACCGCAAACGACTGCCTTGAGCGTCTCGCCGCTGACCTCTGGCTCGGCGCCAAGCTTGCCCTGATCATCTACACCCCAGACCAGCCCGAGCAGGATATCGTCCTTAAGGACAGCGGCCTCAACGTCGACGAGGTGATCAGCACGCTCCGCCGGCGCGGCGGCCTCAGCCTTGACGGCGATAACGTCTACAAGCGCTCGGTCTGTGACGTCATCATCGGCGCCCTTGCCACAGGCAAGCAGAACAGCAACCCACCGCCAGCCGATCACTGGTGCCTGGAGTTCTGGGATATGGGCCGAGCCGAGGGCGCGCTGCAGGAAGAGCTGGTCCATGCCCTGAGCCTGGCCCGCAAAGAACTGGATGCCTGCCAGCGCGTTATCCACTACGCCGGCGGCTTCGATCCAGCCTACGTCAACGATGCCCAGGCAGCGCTCAAGGTAGCCGGCGCGGTCCTCGACAAGATTCCCGCCTGACACCAACCTGCCGCCACCGGCGGCGTGGAGACCATTCCATGGAAACCCAAAGTACCGGTGACGTCGACAAGGTCACCGAAAAACGCATGGCTGACCTGCTCGGCTGCACCAAGCGCTCCCTAGAGCACCGCCGCCAGCGCGGCACCATCCCCGAAGGCGTCTGGATCAAGCATGGCGGCCGGATCATCTACAGCAAGAAGAGGTATGACGAATGGCTGGAAAGCCAATGGATTTACCCCGAGGGATCGAAATCTTCCGTGGCTCCCTCCGCATTCGTTTCACATGGGACGGTATCCGTAGATGTGAAACGCTCCCCTACCCCGCGACACAAAAAGGCGTCAAAGCTGCATCCGTCCTTCGCGATCAGGTAACCAGCCTCAACAGGCTCGGGCTGCTCGACCAGGACAAGTACGCGGAGCTGTTCCCAGGCTCCCAAACCGTGGTCGGCGGCAAGCCGACCTTCGGTGAGTACGCTCAGCTCTGGTTGGATAGCCGCGAGATCACGCAAGGCACGCACAACAACTACAAGAGCGCATTGAACCTGTACTGGGTACCGCGCCTGGCCATGGTGCGTCTTGACCTTATCACCACCACCCTGATCCGGCGCATCATCACCGAAACTGAATGGGCTTCGGCGAACGTGAAGCGCAACGCGATCACCAGGTTGTCGACGATCTTGGCCGCCGCTGCGCGCGAAGGGCTGCTGACCAAGAACCCAGCCGAGGTGATCGAGTTGCCGAAGCGGTCGAAAAAGGAAATTGATCCGTTCACGCTCGACGAGGCCAACACCATCATCGCCAAGCTCTACGAGCACAAGCACTGGCCGAGCCGGATTTACGCGGCGCTCTTCGAGTTCATGTTCTTCACAGGTTTGCGGCTCTCAGAAGCGCTGGCAGTACGATGGGATGTGATCGATGAGGAGAAGAAGACGGTGCACGTCAAGAGGACCGTCGCACTGGGCGAGGTTGAGGAAAGGACGAAGACAGGAAGGGATCGATTCGTCCTACTGAACGAGAGGGCTTTGCGGGCGATCCAGTACGCCAGGGAGTACGCCGAGCGCCGTAAGCATGGGAAGGGATCGGTGACCGTGACACCGTTCGTGTTCCCGCCATCGAAGAACGCGGAGTACGTTAGGCAGACGTCCGACCTGCACAAGCAGTGGGTGCCGGTGCTCAAGGAATTGGGCATCAGGCGTCGGCCCCCATACAACTGCCGTCACACCTATGCGACAATATGCTTAATGTCCGGCCTCAACCCCGCATTTATCGCCCAACAGCTGGGTCACAGCGTGCAAATGCTGCTGTCGACGTATGCCCGTTGGCTTAACTCAAGCTCCGACTGGAGCGAGCTGGAAAAACTCAAAATTGGTATCAAATCGGTATCAGCGGAAAATCCAGCGTCGTAAGTTACTGATAGGTAAGCCCTTTGATCTCCACCGCTAACATCACCATGCAGTTTTTTAGGGGTGTTTGTCGGTGGTAAAGGGTTGATTTCATTGGGCTAAACACCCCTCCGCTCCCCCTCAAAACCCCACCATTGGTATCAAAATTGGTATCACGCGCCAGGTCGCGCTGATAGCTAATACACCCCTGCTCGGCGTCCTGTCACCGGATTTCAAGACCGTGGTATAAGCGCCCGATCCCTGCAGCGCCAGCGGCGAAATCGATTCCAAAATAAAGACGAAACGGCACAGCTACAGGCCGCATACTGCAAGGCTTGCCTTCCCAGTTTTGGAATCGATTATCAAGCTCCCGATGAGTTGTTACCAAAGCTACAATGCAGCCAGGCGAAGGTGGGAGATTCGGGTCAATGGCAAAGAAACCGCCCGTTTGGGCTCATTGCAATAAATGCACTGGCAAGACGAAGCACGACCTCGTTGCAGAACGTAGACAGACGTTCAGCGGAAGTTTTGATCGCGATTATGACTACCAGGTTGTCAAGGCCAGTCAAATGATTGAGTGCAGAGGGTGTGAGGAAGTGTCCCTTCGGGTCGAGTGGTGGCACTCTGAGATCGACTGGAGCGACGAAACGGATTATTACCCGCCACGGGTCTCAAGACGGCCACCCCCCTGGGAGTTTTCCCTGCCGAAGGAATGGCAATCCTTGCTGTCCGAAATTTACAGGGCGCTCCATGCCGATAGCCGTCGTTTGGCTATGATGGGAACGCGGGCATTGGTCGATATGTACATGAATGATGCCGTTGGCGATGTCGGAGGATTTGAGCGAAAACTCTCTCAGCTTGTCACCGCAGGCTATCTTGCGGATCAGGACAGAAAAATTCTCACACCAGCATTAGAAGCGGGCCATGCTGCAGCTCACCGTGGGTATTTGCCCGACGTGGATCAGGTGAACCATGTAATGGACATCGTCGAGAATCTTCTCCAAAAGCATACTTTGACTACCTCAGCAGAGGCGCTTACTCGAGAGACGCCTTCACGGCAGCTTTTGCAAAGAAAGAGCTAACCCACCGGTACTGCAGCAGTAGTGGGAGAAAAAGACCTCAGGCCGCGCAGTTCGCGGCCTATGCATCGAGGCTGTCTAATATGCATTGGCGAGTTTGACCGACTTTCGCCCAGTAAAACCGAGTAGCTTTAGCGCAGTATTAGACAGCTGAAGCACCCACCCCAGGCGTTCTGCCGACCACGATCCGTCCTGGCTCGTCCCTTTCCCACTCTCCCGCTGATTCATACATGAACAAGCCGATGTGATAGGCATCCTCGTGCTCCATCAGTGCCCAGTATCTGGCAGCCTCAGCAAGCTCAAGCATGTCCGTCAGGTCCTCGGCACTGACCTCTCGCCGGCGATGAGCGGCATGGGCCATCTCGCCGAGTACGGCGGCTCGGCAGTCTGGATCGGTGATCAAGGCAAATTGGTCGTCAAGCTCGGCCAGCCAGGCCCGCGGCAATCTGCTCATCATTCCGCCCTGCACCACCACGACTGCGCATAGAGCACGCCGTCGATGTCTTCAACCCCATTGATGTTCATGCCGAGTTGGGCCATGCCGTTGACCTTAGCGTCATGCAGGCGCGGGATGATGTCCGGCCCGGGCGTCGGGTTGAACACCCAAGCCTGGGTGGCCACACGACCTAATGGCTCACTCTGGTGGTCACCGATGTGGATATCGGCGCGCAGGGGCTTGATCTTCCTGAGCTGTTCGGGAGGGATGGCCACGCCATTCACGCGGCGGCGCACGAGGAGGAAGTACATGGGGCACCGATACTGTATAAAAATACAGTATCGTATAGGCGGGGCCCGCCGTGGGCAATTGCCGATCAGCGGATCTAGTGCAGTGGGGGAAGATCTTTGCCGCGGGCTTGGGCCACGACTCGTAGCTGGTAGTCGGAGACAGCCTGGAACAGCGACTCGGCCAGCAGGTGCAATCGCTCCACCTCTGCAGCTGGTAGCCCGGCGGCTTCTGCTGCGTGGTATTGCCGCATGGCCTCGATCGCCTGCTTGATGAGCGGCTCGCCCGCCTCCACCAGCCCAATGAACGTCCGTTTCTCCACCACCGTGCTCCGATCAGTTGATCAGCGCATTATAGGACGCTTCGCACGCCAGCCCGGCTATTCGGGCACGGTCATAAGCTTTCGCCAGCTCTCCCGCTCGAGCGTCAGCCCGGTCGCGCAGTTCGGAGAGCACCACGGCGGCGCGGGTGGCTGCCTGGCCTCGGGCGACAGCGGCGGTATCCGTGCCGGGGCAACTGACGGTGGCGGCGAGCTTTCCTGCTTCGTCGCGCAGCCGCTGGCCAGCAGCATCGGCGCCAGCAGCGCCAGCATCAGCAATCGTACGTTCTTCCTGTGCATGGGCTCGCGCCTCCTCCTGCGCTTGGGCGCGTCGATGTTCTTCCTGGCGGGCGCCGCGCTCGCCGATCACTTCGGCCAGCCGATCGCCGCTGTCTTTCTTTGCTGCAGCTGCTTCAGCACTGGCGCGCTCTACCGCCCGGCCGTGCTGGTACATCAGCCAGTAGGAGCCCAAGAGCGCCAGCAGCAACAATGACCTGATCGCCCATGACTTCATGCCAGCGCCCTCCGCACACCCTCGTCGATGATCGCCGGCGGATAGGGGTTGCCGCCGTTCTCGTGGATGATGATGCTGACCACCATCCCGCGCAGCGTGGCCGGGTCTTTGATGTTGATCGGGTCAGTGGTGCGCACGCCAATACGCTTGGCCACGGCGCCGGCGTAGGCCTGGGTGTCGTTCTCGTTGCTCGGTGCCCAGCGGTTATGGTCTCGAGCACGGTGTCGATGCCCTTCCCCCCAACGCCGGGCATGCCGTCCTTGCCGCGGTAGTTGATCAGCAGCTTGCCCAGGGCGCGGATGCCG